GGTGCGGCCCCCAAGGGACCCGCACGCATGCTGTCGAGACTGTGAGGCCGTGCGGGCGACTGACCAGCGCCGTCGAACGCCGCGATGCTGTGAGCGCGGAAGTTAACATGGGGGGCGCGAACTCTAGGCCTGATTCTGTCTAACTTGTGTCTAGCTTGTTGCATTGGCGTTTCGTTGTTTTGCTTGCGCGTTGGGTGTAGCATCACACTTGTGTGATGAGGCACAACAACAAAAGGAAAACGAAATGGAATCACTAAAAGATCTAATCGCGGCGCAAAAGCTTTTGAAGTTCGAGATCTCTCAGACCAAAAAGGCAAAAGAGTTGGCAGCCATCGAGGCCGAGATTGCAACGCGAATGGCACCAGCAAAAGAGCGGGCCAAAAAGATCGCGGCGCGAACTGGTCGCAATGAGGGCAAGATGCAGATTGCAGGAGAGATTGCCAAGTACAAGGTCACACTTGCGCAGGTTAAGGCCCACAAGCGCACCAGCGTCCGAATCGAAATGGTCTAGGCATCAACGTGATGGGCATCCAATCGGGGGCTGCGGCCCCCATTTTTTTGCGCGGATCCCATTTTTTTGGCCTGGCATCGAGCACGAGCTCGCAGCCGGGGAGCCTGGCGCAAATATATATAGATGCCTCGAGGCCGCAAGCTTGGCGAGCCGCAAGCCGAGCTCATGACGGGCTCTTGGTCGATGCCTGGTCGATGCCTGGTCACTCAAAAAAACGTGCAAATACCTAGCAAAATTTGTTAAAATCTAGCGACCGGCGAAGCAATGCGTCGGAAACAAAAGGACACAAAAGGATGAAAGTATCAGAAGCGCGCGCCGCTGTAGGCGGGCTATCACAAACCAGCAAGATGCCTTGCAAATCCTGGGGCATAAGCGCCAAAGCATGCAAGACTGGCGGCAAGCTCGCCAAAGTAGAGGGCACGGTTTGCCATGGATGCTATGCACTCAAGGGCGCATATGTTTGGCCGGTAGTGGAAAAAGCACACGCTAAACGGCTGGACGCAATATTTACCGCTGGCTGGGTCGATGCCATGGTAACCGCCATCAATGGCGACGAGTATTTCCGTTGGTTCGATAGCGGCGACATTCAAAGCGACGAACACCTGGCCAATATCGTGCGCGTAGCAATCGCGACACCAAACACCAAGCACTGGCTACCTACTAAAGAATATTTGATGGTTTCGAGATTCATGCGCAAGCATGGAAGCTTTCCGAAGAATTTGGTGGTGCGGGTATCGTCGCCAAACATCGACCAAGCGCCGGTCAAACACTACCAGCACACAAGCACTGTCCACACCGGCAAGCCATTCGGGCGCGAGTGTATCGCGTACAAACAAAACAACGAATGCAAAGATTGCCGCGCATGCTGGAATCCGCGCGTCAAAAACATCAGTTACAAATACCACTAGGGAGACACCATGACACCATTAACTTTAGAAAACGCAAAGACGCTCAAAGCAGGCGAGATGTACCGAGTCGGAGTGCATGACCATAACCTATGGGAACTTGATTTTATGTTTGCATATGTGCGCCAAAGCCAAGAGGACTTTGGGCAGGCGAGAGTTTACGAGCATCTGCTAGAGACAGGCGCGCTGAAACAAGAGCCTGACCAATACCCATTAACTAAACACATCAAAAACCTACGAAAGCTTTGGATATTTGGCTGGCATATCAAGTCAGCTGATGAGTTTGACATTGGCCAATGGCCGTCTCTCATAGCTTACGAATGCCACAAAGATATGGGAACCCAAATATACGATGGCTGCGACGATAGCTATTTTGGTTCGGGTAGTGGCGCAGAGCCGCTATGGATTCTCGAAGATGGAGAAACATGCGAAGACATACCACGCGCGCGAATCAAAAGCATCAAGGAGATGATGCAATGCAAATAAAAACACAAAATGAACTAGCCGCGCTCATTCTGGGCGTGCGCTTGGGTAGCGAGCACATGCTGAACTTCTATGATGGCGACGATTACGTTGGTAATAGACACATCGAAGTCTCAGATGATGGCTGCGAGGGATGGCGCGTTAGTTTGAATACTAACAACGGCGAGTTACACACTGGATTTTGCGCCAACGAAGACCAAGAGGAAGAGCTCAACGAAGTGATACGCAAAGCACAAGAACAGGCCGAGCAAATCCACAAGAGCCTAGAGGCGGGCAAGCAATGAAAACATACTTCGTTTCAGTAGAAATAAAAGAGGTTCACACCTACGAGGTGAAAGCCAATAGCGAGGAAGAGGCATACCACCTGATAGACGATGCCAGCCTGGAAGAACCGACCAATCCGGTAAGCTTCAACACCGGCGAGCCGATACCTGGCGTCGAGTACGGAGACTGCATGGTCCGAGACATCTACACATGCACAGACATCGAGGCGGGGGAGTAATCCCCCAAGCCCTCCGGGCCCGCCGCCGTGATCCGCGGATCGCCACAGGCCGCAAGCCGCAAGCATATATATTCGATCAAGGCCGCAAGCCCGCAAGCGTGCGTAAAAAAATCGCAAAAGGCCGCAAGCTCTCAGGCGCACGCACGGCCTCGTATAAGGCCGCAAGGCCGCAAGCGCACCCCAACCCCTAGTCGGGCGCGAAAACGCCTCAAATCAAACGCTAGACCCCTTGTGGGAGGGGGCGGGAGCGACTCCACCCCCACAAATCCCCACATTTTGGAACATTTTTGTCGGCACTCATAATTTACTGTTGACATAGAACACTAAAGCATTAATATCGAACGCGCATAGCAAACAAAAGGAGAAAGCATATGCCACGCAACAAGAAACCATTCCAACCCAAAGACCTTGACCCTACGCTTGCAGCGATAGAACCGCGCTCTGCCATGGAACTCAAGAATCTCAGTCACAACGCGACATTCTCTGAGGAGACACACTGCTTCCGAGCATCTGTCTACATCAACGGAAAGCGCATGTTCACTGCCTCTAACGGTGGTAACGGTGGCTCAAACTTTTACTCGCCATCTGATTTCAAAACAGGCAAAGAGGCTTTTGAAGAAGCCATGGCAATCGCCCGTGAGGAAGCTAGGCAATACACGCTCAAGAAGATTGAACTAGGCGAAGACCTGCAATGGGCGATAGATGCATTCGGTGATGGCAAAAGTGACGAACTGATCGACTGGCTGATCGCGGATCTGATCAACGAACAACTGACGCTCAAAGAAATGCGCAAGGCGTTGAAAAAGAAAGTCATGGTCTATTGGCCAAAAAGCAATGAAATTTTTTATCTTGGCAAAGACAAGCCCACTGATGAGATCTTAGATAAGTACAAAGATCACTTCGCCACGAAGAGCGACGAGAAAAACGTCAAGGATTGGATATGGCTCAACACGATCCCAGAAGCAGAAGCATACAAATACTGGAGGACTGCATCATGAGTTCAATCGACGGCAAGATTTCCTGTGACCGCTGTGGTGAATACAACCATGAACGAAGCATGGTTTTCTATGGCAAGACGGCTATGTGCCATACCTGCGATGACGAGGTCGAAGAGTTGGATTCAGAAGAAAGAGTCTTCTTCCCCTGCGACGAATGCGGCACGATGACTGCCGAGCATATGATTGCATCCATTAACGTTGACGCAGGCAACGGCAACCAATCTCGTAACTGCTGCCCGATGTGCTACAGCGAATGCTATGAAGACCCTCGTAACATCTCAACTGAGTACACCATCAACTACCTTGAAGTAATCAAGCACGAAGTGAAGGTCACGGCCATGAGCCGTGCCCAAGCGGAGCGCATCGTTCTGTCTGGCAACAAGCCGTTTCATTTACGCACAACCCGACTGCCTCAGACCATTGGCAAATCAATCGTGATGGAGTCTTGATCATGGACGATCTAATTTCATCAACAGACCCCTACGAGAAGGAAACTCGTGGGGGAATGAGGGAAAACTCATCAACCATGCACCTGCACAAAAAAGAACGCGAGTTCACATGCTTGTGGTGTGGTGTGAAGTTTAAAAGCACGCAGGCATCAGCCAAGTATTGTAGCCAAGCGCATCGAAGCAAGGCCTTTCGAGCATTGAATCGGATTGGTAAGCCAAAGCGGATCACTCAACTGAGGCGTAGAGGCAAAGGTTTCAGGCCACCGATTGCGTTGGTTCGTCATCATGCTTCCTCGTCTTCAAAATCATAATCCTCACCATCGAGGGGCTCGACTACGGGCTCCTCGAACTCTGCCTCCTCAACATCCTCAACATCCATAATGCTATCGTCCACCACCGCAGCCCGCAAGCCAGGGATTAACTGGTTCTTATCGAGCAATGCGTTGAGCCTGGCTTCAACTTCTGATCGATCCATCTGGTCGATACGACCAAGCTTGATCTCTTTCTTCTCAATCATCAAACCTGCAAGCTTTGCTCTGCCCAACTCTGCTGTGACAGCTGCACCATACGAACCATCTTCAACTGCTCTGTCTCTGATCATCTGCAAGTCACGCGCAACCTTCTCAAACGTAATCTCATACTTCTTCTGCTGCGCCTCTTGGAGTTCTCGAATCTTCATCTGCACGTTCATGTATCTGGGATCATTCAAAAGCACATACGCAATCTGTCTTGGGTTTGAATAGCCTGCTCGATGGGCAGCCTCTGTGTTTGTCAGATCGTGATACACATAGTGCTGAATGAACGCCTGCTGCTTCTTAGTGAACGGCTTCTCCTTGTGCCGCTCTGGCAGACTACGCTTTGGATTATTCAACATATCGACAGCTTGATTCTTTGTCATGTCTTCCATCCTACAAAAAACTTTTTTTCTTTTCTTCCCCCTTCCTCAAAGAGGGGAGATCGGGTTATCCCGAAGGGGAGATATTTTATATATCTCTCCCCCTCTTTAGAGGTGACCCATGTGACCCTTGACCCACCCTTTAAAATCAATGACTTAGGTGGGGGTAGGGTCATGGGTCACGAGGGTCACGCTTGACCCATGTGACCCTACCTACGTTTCCTTATAAATCAATGACTTAACACAGTTATCCACAGGGGTAGGGTCAAAACAAAAAACCCCCCTTGACCCTACCTCTTTTGGGTAAACCTGCTGTTCAGCGAACCTCGAAACTACTTTAACTTTCACTTGTAAGTTTATTCCTTGTGATCTTTTTGGGCGACCTATTATCCGTGATCAGCAGGGCATCTCGACCACAGTTTCTGCACCCTTTTCTGGGGTATTCGGCGGTGTAGTATTGGGCCTCGCAGACAAGGCATTCGATGTGCCAGGACTCCATCATAACAGCCCCTTGATCCGTATCGCTTTGCCCCCGCCGCCTGACCCCTTGGTTGTTTCTATTCGATACATTCTAGTGACCTGGTAGACTTCATCTGATGTGAGCCCTAGTGTCTTTGCAATCTCTGCTCGCCTGAACCCTTGCTGCATGAGGCTGACAATCTTTCGCTCGCGCTCTTCTTGATCTATCTGTTCGCTCTTTTCTTTCATGCGCATCCGAATCCTTATTGCATTTCCCATTCGTTGCTCGCCACTCTTTACATTCTTCATTCTCTGTCGTATCTTCCGCTCGACACGATGTCTCCTTAACAGAGTGTTAGCCCCGCTTGGCGTCTTTATTCCTTTTGTTCGTCTTGCGGGGCTTTTTTGTGCCTGCGTTTTGCTCATGCAATCTCATTGGCTAGTTGGTCGTTGAGCACAATCCATGCTTTGGCTGCGGTATGTGGCACTACTCCGTTCCCCAAGAGCCTAAGTCTGTCCACCCTAAAGGCAGCCCCATTAACCACTCGACCCACGTTGGGTTCAGTTGCCCAGGCACTTCTTCTTTCTTCGCTATCAGCTCGTTCAAAGGCCTGGAGTTCCGATTGTGAGTATTCTCCGATGCTTTCCCTGATCGCCAGTCTCTGCTCGTCGGCGTGGGCCACATCTGAGCCGCTATCGCTAAATTGTCTGGAATTTTTTTGTTCTTCGACTTGGGATCTGTTTTTCTTTCCATCCTCGCCTTCCAAGTCTCGTATGATTGCTCTGGCATCATTGCCTGTGGCGTCGGCCACATTTGTCCCGGAAGATCCTTCAGCGCCCGGCCCCGCTTGCCGTCCTGCTGTCTCGGCCCACCGTCGCTGTCGCTGGCTGTCGGTGTTGGCCAAAGTCTCGCTGCCCCGCCCAGCGTTGTGCCGCGCTTCGGGTGATTTGGGTTGCCACTCACTTGGTTGTTGTCCTGCGCTGTTGGTGTAGGCCATAGCCCCCGCTCCACGCCCTTCACCATCACCTGCAGCGATGTGGGCTTGTGTCGAGGCCCGCCCTTCATGCGCTGCTTCATCCTCATATGAGCCTCTGGTGACTTGTTGTCGTCCTGCGCCACTGGCGTAGGCCAGAATGTAAACTCGCTTCCGTTGGTGAGGTGCGCCAACCTCAGACGCGCTGAATATTCCCCACGTCGTTGCGTAACCAAGTCCTTCCAAATCATCGATGACCTGTCTGAGTCCAAGGCTGATGTGTCCTTCGACGTTCTCGAAGAAGCAGCGAACAGGTCTAATTGTTCGCACATGATCATAGATGTATGGCCATAGGTGCCTTGGATCTTCGGTGCCTTTGCGTAGCCCAGCGGCGCTAAACGGTTGGCAGGGATAGCCGCCAGTGAGGACATCAACTCTGTCTCGAAAGCAGTGTGCTGGCAAGGTTTTAAGATCCGTCCACACAGGTGCTGGAACCAGCTTTCCCGCTTCCATCTTTGCGACCAGGTTCGCAGCGGCGAAGGCTTCGATCTCCACATGAGCGATTGTTCGATGTTGATACCCGGCAAACTCAAGTCCTCGCTCGATGCCACCGTATCCAGTGCAGAGACTGAGGACGGTTGGTAGTTCTTTGGTACAATCCACATCAGACACCACACATCCCGTCGCACTCGTCACCAAAGTCCATCACAATCTGATCCGCTGCCGGGTCAGCTAGGTCTGCTTCATCAAGCGGCACAAGTGATCGATGTATGTAGATCTTGCTTGTTGTGCCACGAAAGTCGTCTCGTATGTGTTTATCCACAGCCACGGCTTGCTCCCATGACTTCGGGTCATTGGCCTTCATCTCACGCCATGTTGCGTTGTCATGGTAGGGGCAGAACGTGCATGCGCTTTTGCGCGGCAGTTCGTTGTAGCCGTTGTCACGCATCCAGCGCAGGCAATGCCACCGAGACATGCGGGTTTCGATCAACGGCCATCGGTTGTTACACCATTTCTCTGGCGCATCTTTCATCCGCTGTATCTCGTCGGTGCTGATACCTATCCACTGTTCGACTGTGTCTGCTGGGATACGTTGACGAGGCTTGTAGCCTGCCAGTTCGCGTAGTTTGCGTTGGATCGGCGTGATCTTGTAGTCACGAGTGCACTGACGCATGAGTATGCCTTCGCCCACCCCGCTTGGTGATGCCGTGAAGAAAGGCGGTGATGCGCTACGGTCCTCTGGGTTCATGATGTCATCGAGCAGACTGCCTCGTGTGACGCGCAGCACCGGGAACGGCAGCTGGCTTTCTAGCCAGTCAAGCCACTCGTAAATGTGATCAGGCTCTGCTTGTGTGTCTGCGAAAATCGCGTAATCAGGCATAGGTGTGATCTCACCCTTCGCCGCCATCAACGCCATCACGCTTGACTGTACACCTGCGCCTAGGCTGATTACTGTGAGCTTGCTCATATCACTCCCAAGGCTTTGTCATTTCATTTGATTCCAGATAGTGCCACACAGCCATGCCAGGCTGAGCGTATGTCTTAACAACGCTGCCCTTATACTTCTGCACATACGACACAGCTTTTTGACAAGCTTTGTTACCACTGTTCATACCAGCGGCGCTGAGTGCTTCTCGAGCCAACACTTCAAGTTCTTTGCGCAGATAAAACTTTGTGCTACTCATCGCATCAACCACTACGCCTGCTATCTTGACCTCATCTTCTTCACTAACCGGAGACTTAACGTTGCGCGGTGTGAACTCGTTGACCTTCCACATGCCATCATCGAAGTCGAAACTTGCTAGATGTTCCTTGGGCTCACGGGCGTTACGCGCTTCGTAGAAGACAGACACATCAGGCTTATCGCCACTGAGCTTGATACCGCTATCGAACCAACCGGCGAACACGCTACCGCCTCGTGCTGACATGAATGACTTGTCATCTGCCCGTTCTTTACCTGTATGGTGAGCAATGATCACGCTGATACCGTGCATCTCTATCAGCATATCAACACGATCCAAGAGTTTGCGTATCTCTGTGTTGGAGTTCTCCTCGCCATCGAAGAAGTTAATGATCGGATCAATCATGACAAGATCTGGTTTGTGAAACGCTATCTCTTGGCTGAACTGCTCGATATCCTGGTCTCGCATTAGGTTCTTGCGTAGCCTGCCGCTGATGATTAGGTTGCTGTGCCCCATCGACATAAGCTCTTGGTCAAACTCAAAGCGCCGATAGTATGTATCGATACGCCGCTTCAAAAACTCTGCGATGATCTCGGCTTGGAACCACATCACTTTGAGCGGCCTGCTAAACTCGCAGTCCATGAAGTCTGTGCCAGTGGTTGCCCCTGCTGCAAAGGCGCCAAGCCAGTTGGACTTACCTATCTTTGGTTTGCCCAGCAGCAACACCCGACTCTTTTGAAAGATAAACGCATCGCCCCAAAACTGCTCGATGCCATCGTCTGTCATCGCAGACCATTGTTCTGCGTTGAACGGCTGTAGTCCTAACGGCCCTTGATCTTGTTCTTTGTCGCCTTCGCGCTTGAGTTCATCGAGCGGGTCCTCTTGTGACTGAAGTTGCTTGAGATCTTCGTTGATCTCTGTTTGCCACGTTGATGTCTGCCATGAGATGATGCCTGCGTTCACATCGTCCGGGTGCCGCTTGATGTGACCGTTGACGATACTGATTGTGGTGCGCGTTACTTCGATCAAATCCATGGGAGGCACACAGGACTGGTTCCAGTCTTGGGCCTTGATCAGCACCTCGCGCATGCCCCAGCCTTCTTTGATCCACTTGCCGACCAGCCGTGCTAGTGTGTCGTTGCGACTGCCTTGTTCTTTTGGCTCCTCTGTCAGCTTGTCGCGGATGCTCTCGACTTTGTTGCCGGTGTTGAACACATGCACCTGCTGGATATCTGCTTCACCCAGCAATGGCAGATCATCGATTGAAGACACACCATATGCTTGATCACACTTCATGTGATAACCGACACTTGGTGCGACCATGATGTACCCGCCATCGCCACGAACATCGAGCTTGTTCTGTCCGACGCTGTTGCGGATCAGCGGGTTGGCACCACCGATAGAATAGAAGTAGTGCTTCCCGCCTTTGGGCGAGGTTTGTGTTAGTGGTGTTCGCGTGATGCCACCTGCATCAATCCAGTTCACGGCATCGTCTGAGTCTGCATCGACCACGGCGAATGATATGCCGGTGATTGCCGCCCAGTTTGCACCAGGATATTGAGCATGCCACTGGGTGATCTCGTCTTGGGATGGCTGGATCTTTTGATAGTGCTGCCATTTAACTCGTGGTGTCTTGGCCCACTTGGCTTTGAGATCTTCTTCGGCGTCGAATGGATGACGCTGCCTGAAGTATTGTGGCACCACCTCGCTGGGCGAACCGCAGGGGATGATGTGCATGCCGTGCTCCCACATCGTGTGTAGGAGTTCTTCTTTTGCTTCGGGTGACATGGGCCCTTCAGTATCTGACGATAAGAAAGGCATCATCACTTCACTCGTTGTATCCAATAGAGTCCTTCACTGATCCGCCTTGATCTGATCTTCATGCCTAGCCTGTAGGCTGATGTCCTGATCGATCTGACCTCTTCTTCGCTTTTAACAGTGGTTGTATCGTTTACCTCCATTTTTGACAAAAGCTTTTGCCATTTGCCTGACCCTTTTGTAGGGTGTGGTGGCAAAGGGGAGTTCTTTTCGATCACATATTCCATTACTTCTCCTTATGAAGCCCGCCTTTAGGCACACGGACGGGAACGTGTTGTTGCGGGCTGGAGAACCCTTGCCTGCCCTGATACTAACTCCCTCAAAAATTTAATACAATTTTTTTTACAAAAGGTGTTGCACTTTTCTTTTGCCTAGTTCATTCTCCGTTTCGTAGAGAGTTGAGTTGAGTTAGAAAAGGAAAAGGAAATGCAGGACGCTAACTGTTTGGCGCGGCAGATTGTCGGTGCGAGAAACAAAAAGGCAGAGCTAGACAAGCACATTAAAAAGCTTGAGCGAGATTTGCTCGATACCCAGTTGGTCAGTGCTCTACTGACTACGATCCATAACGAAGGCGGCGAAACCACGGACGGTCCTTACACCGTCGAGATTCCAAAGACTCACATTTGGGATCAGTCCATGGTCGATGAAATCCTTGAGGCTATACCTCCAAGCGATTGGCCCTCCTTTGTTACCCAGCAGACCATCTACAAAATCGATATGCGTAAGTTCAAGGACTTTGCGGTCAACCATCCTAGCGAGGCTGGCCCATGGCACGCTGCGCATTCGATCAAGCTAGGTGATTCTAAAATCAAAAAAATCAACGCTGATAAACTAGAGGAGGACTAATGTCTTTACTTCAGCAAATCACGAGCACCCGTCCAGCGGGTGGCCCAATACCACCAGTGCGGATGAACATCCAAGGCACGGACGGTATCGGCAAAAGCACCTTTGGTGCAGGGTCATTAGACCCGGTGTTCATTCAAGCCGAGGACGGCTTGTCTTTTATAGATGTGCCACGCTTTCCCCAGGCGAACACTTGGGGCGAGTTGCTAGAGCAGATCAAGACTCTGGTGCATGAGGAGCAGTCATTTAAGACTGTTGTGCTCGATACCACGGACGCTGCAGCCAAACTTGGCGAAGAATATGTCTGTGAGCAGAACGGCTGGTCATCTGCAGCTGATCCAAAAGCAGGCTACGGCGCGTTCTACGTTGCCGAAGAAAACGCTTGGGTGCATCTGTTAGCAGGGCTCAACGCGCTGCACACACAGAAGGGCATGAACGTCATTCTGCTCAGCCACGTTGCTTCTAAGGCATATAAAGATCCTGAACTGGAGCCGTATGACCGCTGGGAGATGCGCTGCAACAAGAAGGTCAACTCACTCATCAAGGACTGGGTAGACTTCAACTTGTTCGCAAACTACGAAACGCAGTTGATCAAGGATGGCCAGAAGGCCAGAGGTGTCAGCTACGGCAACCGTGGTTTGTTCACGCAGTTCGCTGCAGCTTACGACGCCAAGTCTCGTTTGGCTTTGCCAAGCAAGCTTGAGTTTTCATGGAACGCTTTCATGGAAGCATACACCGCAGCACTCGCTGCAAACACCAACACTGAAGCCGCTTGAGAGGGGCAAAACTATGGGTCTATTAGATCAAGGGATCGATGTCAGCAACGTTCAAGTTGGCGGCACCGACAACACACCGTTCCCTGAAGGGGAATACACACTGGCTGCGGCGATGTACGAAGAAACATTGTCGAAGAAACAAAACGAGATGATCAAGATTGAGTTCAACGTTGTTGGTCCTACGCATGCTGGTCGTAAGGTATGGGACTATTTCGTGCTCAACAATCAAGTCGGTTTGTCTCGACTGAAGTCTTTCATCTTAGCGACTGGCCAAGATGCATCGCAGACTCTGAACACGGATATGCTGAGAGCCGCGATGGGCAAGCAGTTTACTGCGTCAATCAAGATAGAGGCAGGCACTGGTCCGTACTTTGATAGCAACAAGATTGCTACCTACAAGAGCGGCGCGGGTGCACCGCAACCACACGCTCAGACTGAGCAGCCACAACAGGCACCGGCACAACCTGCCCCTGGCCTGAGCACGGCAAGCTGGTCGTAGCGAGTGCAGATAGATGACGAGACGAAGAAGGGCATCATCATGGGCGTATGCATTGCTGCATCGGTCTACGCTGCTGCCTTTCTTCTATCGTCGTTATGAATTTGGCGGGGCATATCAGTCGGGTGAGTGGTGGCGTCCGACTGCTCCCAGCAAGGCTCCTACTGGCCTGCTTGAAAGAACAGATGAGATGAAGTGCGCTCCCGCCACCCTTTCGAGGAGGGGAATAGAAGGCGCCAATCTCATCAACCACCACACCAACTATCATTACAAAAGGGATACTTATGAAGACTGAAACCAAGCAACAACTGCGTGACCAACTAGACGCAGTCAACGAGAAGTTGATCGACACTGAACGTCGCCTGAGAGATTCAGAGACTCAAAGAGAATCGACACGAAAGAGGTTCGTTGAGAAGCGTGAGCGTGTTGAGGAACTGGAGGCGCTATTAGCCATCGACAACAAAGATCCAGACTTGTTGGATAAGTACAAGGTAGTGCATCCCGACAACGCTTGGTGGATGGAATACTCTGATGCGTACATCACCATCAACACGCATGGCGCTGAGTCTGATTACCACATGGGCAATAAGCAGCGTGTCTGCACGATCCCGATTCCCAGCCTAAACCTTTCATCTACTTGGCACCACAAGCCCCCTCTTGTACGAACTTATAATAAAGAAAAATGGGAATTCATCGAGTGTGAAGAGTGGGAGATGATCAGCGAGGACGATAAGGGCCAAGTGTGGGAAAGGCCTGATGTCGAGATCGATGACCGCACTTACCCTGGTGAGACCGTTTTGGTCGAGACACGCGAGCAATATTCTTCTCGCAAAAAGATTGAGACCCAAGAGCACATCGCTCTGTTGGTGGATACCGCTCAACGCATTAGTGAACTGTACTCCAAGATTGGGGGCTGGCCTGACAACGAGGTCACTGTGGATGTCGAGATCAACAACATAGATAACGTTTAGGAGAACAAAGTGAAAGATTTATCAGTACAAAATGCGATGCTC